CCGGGCGTGTAACTCCACCAGCCGCCTGGCGATGGTGTCGCTGTCTGGGTCGCTGGTGCGATACTGGAAGCTGATTTCACGGTCGCCGTGCGCGAAGCCGCCATCGTTGACGGCAACGGCGCCGTCGAGCGTGGCCACCTTGCTGAGTCGGCGCCGCATGGGCGAGTCGTTGGTTTCCGGCAGGGTTTCAAATACCAAATACCCCAGCGGGTCAAACAGCTTTGACGCAATCTGCACAATCATGACAATGCCCCCAGCAACAGGTCGCCGCCCTCTGCGTTGACGCGCACTTGCAAGGCGTCGAGGATTTCAAACATAAACGCTTCAAGGTGCGGCTGCAGGCCGGCGCCGTCGATCGTGATGAGGGCATCACCGCGGCGCAGGGCGTCGGTCTGAGCGCGCAGCTTTTTGATCTGCTCATCAATCAGCTTGTTATTTTTCTTGAGCTGGCTTTCGCGGTTTTCCTGCTCTTTTCGGATGCTTTCCTCAATCAGCCGGCGCTCTTCCCAGGAATCCGCGTCGAGCCGGTTGTCGAACAGGCTGCCAAGCAGCTCGCCGGTGCTGGTAATGGCCGCGCCGATGTTCTCAATGGACGCGACCGCCTTTGCCGCGTCGGCCTCGATACCGGCCACGTCAAGCGTCACCCGGGCGTCGATGTTTGCAATGCGCTCGTTGCTGGCTATTTTTTCAAGCTCGACTGCCGTCTTACTTACTTCTGCAGCCGCCTCGTTCATCGCCTCTTTGAATTGCAGGACGTTGGGCGTGATTCTTTTTGCCTGTACGACTATTTCCTCAAGCCCATCGCTCGCCGTCTGCCCTTCCGTGCCAAAGTCGAACAGGTCATCTCGCGCCCCGCGCACGCGGTCTGCCGCCTGCTGTATCGCGGCATCAAGGCCGCCAAAGAAGTCATTGGGAGATATGCCGGACGTGATGGCCTGCTTCAAGAGGCCGAGCGATGTGACAAATATCTCTGCCGTGCCGACAGCGCCGAGCAGTGACGCCGTAGCCGTTTCGACCACCTTAGTGAGCACCTGGAAGCCGCCACCATCACCGACAACCAGCGCGGCCTCAGTCACCGCGTTTTTCAGCCGGTTGAAGGCCGCGACAAACGTATCCACGCGGTCGGGATTGCCGAAAGCCTCTTCGATGCCGCGGGCAAATTTCGGCAGAAACTCCTCGGCGGTAAGCGTTCCGGTTGCTACCAAATCATTAAGTTCTTGAGTGGTAAGCCCCATTGACTTTGCGGCAATCTGAAACGCCCCGGGCAGTCGCTCGCCAAGCTGCTGGCGCAGCTCTTCCATCGACACAACGCCTTTCGAGACTATCTGCGAGATTGCCAAAAGCGCGCCGTCTGCGTCTGCCGTAGACTTGCCCAACAAGCCCATTGCCGTGCTGACAGCTTCAAAGATACGGCGGGTTTCTTCGCCTTCCAGCGCGGTCCCGCGTGTGGCCGCGGAAAGGCTGAGATAGCTCGTCGATACCGCCTGCAGATTCAATCCAAGCCGGTCGGATGTGTCGGCCAGGTACTCAAACTCTCTGGCCGCCGCGTCCGTGTCGCCGGTCAGCGCGCCTATGCCGCGCTTGAATGACTCAACCGCAACATTGGCGTCGGTGAATTCCTTTACCACCGCAGAGGCTGCCAGCGCCTTGAGGGCGAGAGCGAGCTTGTTGATGTTCTCGGAGCCAGTGCCGCCGAGCTGGTCTACCTCCTGCCCCAATCGGTCAACACTGCTTGCGGCATCGTCGGCATCGCCGGAAAGCCCGCCGAGGGAGCTTTCGACGGACCCAATTGCCCCGCCAAGCTGATTATTGCCCTGGAAAATAATCTCAACGGTGCGCGATGTGTCAGCCACGGTCTTTCTTCCTTTCGTAATAGGCCGCCCACAGCGCCAGCTCTTCGCTGGTTAAATAGCCCTGCGGTATCACATCGGGCCGGTGCTGATAGAGATAGCCGCCTCGCGCCTCAACCAAAGTCATGGCTGACCTTAGTTCTGGATCTCGGGCGAGGCGGCTTCGGGCTTTACCAGTTGGCCGCCCTGCCCGGTTAGCTTGCTGATTACGTTGGTAATCTGCATGAATTCAATCGGGAAGGTCTCGGCCATCTTGGCCGCCACCGGCATGGTGATGGCCGGCTCAACCGATCCCGCGGTCAGCATTTCGATGCGCTTGGCTACCTCGCCCGGCGTTGTCTTGCTGGACAAGCCAATCGCTCGCCGGATTTCCTCCACCTGGGCGCCGCTCTGGCCAATAGCATCGACCACCTTGCCAAGATCACGGTGGATCTGGCCGGCCTCCAATGCCCGGTTGAGTTCGTTGCCAGTTAGGCCGCGCACCACCCATTCATAGGGTGCTGAATCGAAAAAATCAGCCAGCGCGGGGACGCTGACTGATTCCTTTCTCGGCTCAAACTGAGCACGTTCAAACGCCTCAGTGTTAAAGGGCATCAGGCTACCTCAACGGAATCGCTCTCTGCGCTGATGGTGCAAGCCGCCTGGATATTGTCATCTGCCGGGAAGGTTCGGCTAACGCCGAGCTTGCCCTGCACCAACAAGTAAGGCGTTGCGTACCGGTCGGGATAAAACTTGAACCAGAGCTGCTCGTTTTTCAGCGTCACCAGCGGGTCGGACACACCATCCTCGAGGTAGGCCGTAAACGTGCCTGCATTGAGCGTCGCGGTTGAGCTGCCAAGCACGCGGCCATAAATCTGCTGCGAGTTGGTCTGGTGCGACGTTTCAGCCGGTACGAAGTCCGTAGCCAGCGACACCTCTGCGAAAATCGGGGATGCGTAAGACGCATACACCTTTTTCGCAACGCCGCCGGTGTGGATAGCCGGCAACGCCGACAGAAAGGTTACAGAACCACTGCCATAGTTCACGGTGTAACCCGGGTTGATGGCCTGCTCAACGTGCAGCCCAGGCACCGCAAAAATTTGCGAGCTGGTAATCGCCGCCGCAGTGTTTGAGGTGACGCGCACTTGCCCGATCTCGATAGAATCCACCGGGATGAGAGGCGGGCCGCCTGCAGCGCCGCGGGTTTCGCTAAACGCCGTAGTCGAGCCGTCATCGCCGGCAACCACCGCAATCGAGCCGGATGCGTTTACCGTGATGCTGTTCACCTTCGACACCGCCGTTGCGGGCCGGGTGATGGCAACATCGGTATCGGCTGAAACGCTGGTAACAACGCCGTTGAGGTTGCAGGTTAGTGCAGCCACATCAACATTGTTATTGCCCGCGCCGACTGCCGGGACAATAGCCCCGCCGGTCAATAGTCCATTGGGTCGAATTACCGGCGCAAAACCACTGCGTCGGCTCCAAAGGGTAGCGGCAGACGTAAAACTGGTACGGTCCCCGCTATCCGTGAGCGCGGTCATGGCAACAGAGTTCTGCCCGCCCTCATAGTCTAGTTTTGCATTTTCTGCCGTTGGCATGATTTAGCTCTCCGCTTTTGCCTTGCGCGGCCTGCCTTTCGGGCGCGGCTTTGCAACTGGTTGTGCCGTTGATGGCTTATCGGTCTCGTACAAGGTATGGACTGATTCATCGAAGTCGTGCGCGGCGATAATCCGAAACCCTCTCGGACTATCAGCGCGCACCACTTTGACGGTCTCTACCTGCACCAGCGATTAGCCCATCAGCAGGGCAATGGCGTCCGGCTTCCATGCCTTGAAGCCCCAAACCGCGGCAACGTAGATCATGGTCTTGTTGAAGCCCTTGTAGGCGCTGATTTCAAAAACCAGCCCGCTGTTGGGGTCTTGAACAAGCATCACGTCAACCGCTGCGTCGCCGCCGATCGGCTTGGCCGGAGCGCGCAGTGCAAGCTCCATAGCCGCCTGGTGCAGCGCCACGTTGGCAACGTAGCTGTTGCCGATGGTGAGCTCTGCCGCAGACGCTACCGCCTCAACCAGACCCGGGCCGCCGATAACAGCAGTGCCGGATGCAGCGGTAAAGCCGGTGTTTACAACGTAGTTCTGCGAGTCGCTGGCGAAGGAAACAACGTCACCGGAAAGCAGGCTGCCACCGTCGCCGCCGTCAAGCGTGAGGGAGGTAGTGCCGACTGCCAGGTTGGCGGTCGCATCAAGGCCCGTTGCCGTGCCTTTGGTGTGTGACTTAACTTGCGCGGATTCCTTCATCATTATGCCGCTGAGAATCTCCAGCGTACCCTGACGCAGAAGTCCGGCAGAGCCTGACTCGTTGACTTTCTGAAGGTTGGCAAGCTGGCGCATATTGGTGCCTGCCTGCGTGCTCATAATCAGCGAGGTGCGGCCATCGTTTACCGGCATACCGTTGTCGAGCAGGATCTGTCGCAGCTCGGGCACAACGTCGAAGTTGCTGCCGAAAGGCGTAGTGCCTGCGGTGCCGACAGCGCGAGAGGCGTTTTTGTAAGCCTCTTCGGCAAGGTCTGACTCGATTTCGTTGGTCAGTGCGCGCATGGCTTGCGCGATCTGGTCGCCGTAGATGGTCTCGTAACCGGAGCCGCCGTTGACGTAGCGAATATCTTCGCCGGTCCAGGGGATTGCAACGCCGCGCTGCTTGGTGATCTGCAGCTCTTTGTAGTCAACCGTCTGATCCGTTCCCTCGGGAATAGTCATGCTCGGCGTGAGGTTGCCAACAGTCGCGGAGCGGGTGAAGTGCGAGCGCACGCCCTGGCCCACAGCGGCCTGCTCGGCGCCTGCGTTGATGGTTACTGAGGGAATGAAGCCTACAACTTCGCGCCCTACAATGTCGGCTGCCTTGTAGATGTCGGCTGCCAGATCGGTTAATACGTTAGCCATGTTTTAAATCTCCAGAATGGTCGGTTTAGGCTGCTTCGTTGACAACTTTGCCGCCGCTCTTCGCAAATTCTGCGCGTTCGCTGTGGCTCGCCGCATCAAACTCGGCGCGTGTCATGGTTTTCCCCGCTTGGCCTCTCGCCGTGCTGGATCGAACACCCGCGCCTCCCGCGCCGGATGGTTTGAGCAACTCGGGCCGCGCTTTGGCGAGTCCGGCTACTCCGTCTTTGACCGAGGTCAATTTGCCCTCGGACGTTTTGAACAAAAGCTCGTCGCCTTCCCACTCCAGATGCGGAGTGATAAAGCTCTCAACTACATCGCGGGCGAGCCATTCATGCTCGCCCAACGCTTTGGATAAATAGGCGCTCTTTTGCGACTCTTTGAACCGCCCCTCGATTGCCTGCTTTCCTTCGCGCTCTTCGGCCAGCTCGCGCTCCATGCGCTTCAGCTTGGCCTCGTACTGCTTGGCCGCATCTGCCGCGCCCTTCACGTCCGGCAAAGAGTCGATATCATCAACCGAATCAATGCCAAGCCGGTCCAGTAACGCCGCCTGCTGCTGCTCCAATTTCTGCAAATTCTCTTTGAGGGTTTTGCGCCCGCTGATGCTCTCCGTCCGAGCTTGGTCGCGCTGCCCCTGCAGGTCATTTACAAAGGTTTCCAGCTCCGTGAACTTCTCGTCCCCTAGAGCTTCTTTCAGTGCTGCAATATCCATACAAAGGCCTCTCGCCTGGGTTTATGGCAGGAATAACCTTAGAGCCGCCTTGTTTCATCCGATGAAACAAAAAACGCCCACCATTGAGAAAATTTGCCTGCCTGTGCCTCGCATGAAAAAAGACACCCAACGCTTCAAATTTATCGGCCACGCGCTGCGCGGTGATGGGCCATTCCGGCCCAACGTCAGCCGCGACAGTTACGACCGGGCCGCCGATGTCGGCGTGTCGGCGCTGGTGCGCTACCCGCGGGAGTCAAAAGAGAAATTCGCCGTTCGAAACGAGGTTGCCTTTTACGCCTCGCCGCTGCATAAGGCGTCGAGCCGGTTTGTGTCGCACATATCCGAGAAACCGGTCTCCCGGGAGATTGCCCAGCCGCTGATGCAGGTCATGGCCGATGACATCGACGGCAAGGGCAACGATATTGATGTTTTCTGGCAGGGCTTCATGGTCGAGGCCCGGGCGCGAGGCTCCATGCTGCTGCTGGTGGATATGCCCTCAGAGCTTGGCGCCAACGCCCAGGAGCAGCTTGCCAATCGCCGGGCGCCCTACTGGACAACCATCGACCCGGCCAGCGTGACGGATTACCAGGTCAATGATGCGGGCAAGTTTGACACCATCACCTTTGACGGCAACCGGGTTGATGATGATGGCAAGTCGCAGCCCTGTATCTGGACATTCACAGCCGATAGCTGGGAGTGCAAAGACGAACAAGGCAACCTGATTGAGTCCGGCGACCACCCGCTCGGGGAGTGCCCGGTGGTTACCTTCACGGAGCACGGTGACTATCCCTGCTTTGGTGTTTTCTCACCCATTGCCGACCTATCCAAGCGCCTGTTTAACCTCGAATCCGAGCTTGATGAGATTCTCCGCTCGCAGACGTTCTCGCTGCTGACGCTGCAGGTGCCAGAAGATAGCGGGATGCAGGAGCGACTCGAGGCCGCGAAAGCCGCCGGCGAAACCATCGGCACCAATAACTTGATGGTCCACTCCGGCCAGCAGCCGGGATTCATCGCCCCGCCGGATGGCCCGGCCCGCATCTACCTCGACCGGATTGCCAAGATTGAAGAGCAAATCAACGAGATTGCCCTGCAGGTAGCTACACCGAATCAGCGAGAGTCCGGCTA